ACGCCCCTGCGCACCTTCTTGCCTTCGGCGCGGCCAATGAAGGTTTCATCGGCTTCAACGGCGCCGCCGCCCGAGCCGAAAAAGAACTCGCCATCTTCGCGCATCGCTTCTCGGATACGGTGCGACATGAACCAGGCGGTCTTGAGGGTGACGCCGAGGGTGCGATGCAGCTGGTTGCTGCTGATGCCCTTCTTGCTGGCGCACATCAGGTAGATCGCTTGCAGCCAAAGGTGCATCGGCACATGGCTGGACTCGAAGATGGTGCCGACTTTCACGGTGAAGGGCTTTCGGCACTTGTAGCACTTGTACGCGCCTATGCGGGTGCTCTTGCCCTGCATCTTGGACACGCGCTCACGCTCACCGCACTTCGGGCAGGTCGGGCCTTCCGGCCAGACCCGCGCCTCAACATATGCGTAGGCGGCTTCTTCGTTGTGAAACTCGGGGCGGGAAAGAACAGACATGGCGTATCTCCTTGATCCCAAGATAGGAAATCAGGATGGGTACGTCAAGTATAATATCGCCATTGTTAAGCGCGACCGCTTCCGCATCATGACGGGCATCAAGTCCGATTACGATCCACTCAGCGATTACACTTGGTGAATGGCTTTCATCCCGGCGCTTAACGTCGTCGTCCTGGAAATAGCAAAGTCAGGCTCAAGGACGCTCGGCTGGTATGAGCGCGACGCAAAAATTAGACAAGAAATACAAGCAACGGAAAGAGGTTAGATCGCAACAATGGCAGGCAGAAAGGGCGAAAAGTTCTGGGCCGATGCTGTAATGCGTGCGGTCAACCGCAGGCTCGAAAATGAAGAGGGCAAACCGAAGAAGCTGGACCGTCTTGCGGATAAGCTGGTGGACGCTGGCCTAGAGGGCGACACGACGGCTCTGCGGGAAATTGGCGACAGGCTGGATGGCAAGCCCAAGCAGACTGTTGATAGCAACACGACCATTGACGGCCAGCTTGAACTGGTGAAGCGGATTGCGCGTTGAAATACCTGTTGCGCCGGTCTTCGAGCCTTTGCTTAAACCGGCGCGCTTCAAGGGCACATACGGCGGGCGCGGTTCCGGCAAGTCTTGGTTCTGGGCGGGAGAAACAATTGACGCGCTACTTAGCGGCCTGAATGTCTTATGCGTTCGGGAGGTGCAGAACTCTATCGCGGATTCGGTGAAGGCGCTTATCGAGGGGCGCATTACCGAATTTGGCCTGGATGACTATTTCGAGGCGACGGACAAGGAAATCCGCTGTCCGGCAAGTGGCGGGCGAGCGATTTTCCGGGGGATGCAAAACCACACGGCGGCGTCCATTAAGTCACTTGAGGGCTTTGATCGCGCTTGGTGGGAGGAAGCACAAACGGCATCGCAGTATTCGCTGGATCTGTTAATTCCGACGATCCGCAAAAACGGCAGTGAATTGTGGTTTAGCTGGAACCCGGAAAGCGAAGACGACCCGGTTGAGTTCTTGCGGCAAAGCCCGCCGGACGGCGCTGTGGTGATCCAGGCGAATGCGGCGGATAACCCGTGGTTCCCCGAAAGCCTGCGGGAAGACATGGAACGCGACCGCAAGCGCGATCCTGACAAGTATAGCCATGTGTGGCTAGGCGAGTATCGCGGGCTTTCAGAGGCGCGGGTGTTCCGCAACTGGCGGGTTGGCGAAATGACGCCGCCGGAAAACGTGGTTTGGTTCTACGGCGTGGATTGGGGCTTTGCGAAAGACCCGAGTGCCGGGCTTCGGTGCTGCGTCATTGACAGGCAGACGCTTTACATCGACGCGGAGGTTTACGAGGTTGGCGTTCCGAATGAGCGCCTTCCGGTGCTGTTGAATGGCCTGCCCAACGCCTCGCTTTGGCCGGTGACGGCAGACAGCGCCCGGCCCGAGACAATCGACTATGTAAAGCGCCACGGCTTCCCGAAGATGCGCCCGGCCAAGAAGGGCAAGGGCAGCATTGAGGACGGGGTGATGTTTTTGCAGGGCATGGACATCGTGATCCACCCGCTTTGCGTGAACACGATTAACGAGTTTCGGAACTACGCTTACAAGACCGACAAGAAAACGGGCGACATTCTGCCCGTCATCGAGGACGCCAACAATCATCTTATGGACGCGCTGCGCTACGCGGTGGAGGGGTTGCACCGCAAGGGCAAGATGCTGCCGACCGTGTTTGACGCGCCCCGTCGTCGTGACCGCTACGAGCGCCGCGAAGACCTGGAAGATGGTTTTGACTGGAAGGTTGCCTGATTATGGACGTTGCATCGCTTGTTGAAAAGTTCAATGAGGCCGAGCGTGTAACGTATGACGCCCGCCGTGAAGCAGAACGGGCCCGCGATTATTGGGACGGGAAGCAGTTGACAGAGGCGGAAATGTCGGCGCTGAAAAAGCGCGGTCAGCCGCCCATTGTTATCAACCGTGTCCGCCGCAAGATTCAGTGGCTGAAAGGGCTGGAAGTCAAGCAGCGCACAGACCCCAAGGCGTTCCCGCGCACGCCGGAGGATGAAGGCGCGGCGGAATCGGCAACGGACGCGCTGCGCTTCGTGGCGGATAATACGCAGTTCGACCGCAAGAAATCTTCGGTTTGGGAAAACATGCTGGTTGAGGGGTTCGGCGGCGTGGAGATTGTCCACCGGGCCAAGCGTGACGGCGACGTGGATATTGTCGTAAATCATTACCCGTGGGACCGGCTGTTTTACGACCCATATAGCCGGGCGCATGACTTTTCCGACGCGCGGTATCTCGGCGCGGTTGTCTGGCAGGACAAGGAAGACCTGCTGGAAGAGCACCCGGACAAGAAGCGGATCATCGAACAGATGCAGACGGACGCGCAATCGCTGTCCGACACTTACGACGACCGCCCCAGTGGCGGGCTTTGGTATGACGCCAAGCGCAATCGCGTCCGTGTCGTGCTGATGTGGTATAACAAGGCTGGCGTCTGGTATTGGTGCAAGTTTGTCGAAAAGGACAAGCTGGGCGAAGGTGAGAGTCCGTATGTGGACGAATACGGCGAAAGCGTTTGCCCGCTTATCATGCAGTCGCTTTACGTTGGGCGGGATAACGACCGATACGGGATTGTGCGGGATATGTTCGGCCCGCAGGACGAGGTGAACAAGCGCCGCTCCAAGGCGCTGCACCTGATGACTATGCGGCAGGTCCGTGTTGCGCCGGGCGCTGCGATGAACCGCCGGGAACTGAGCCGCGAACTGGCCCGCCCCGACGGCATCGTGGAGGCGGAAGCGGATGACTTCGAGGTGCTGCCGACCGCCGACATGGCGTCGGCTCACGCATCGCTTCTGCAAGAGGCCAAGGCCGAAATTGACATGATGGGGGCCAACGCGGCCCTTGAAGGCGAAACGGGCGAAAGTTCGTCCGGTCGCGCTGTCCTGGCCCGTCAACAAGGCGGCATGGTGGAAATCGCGCCGGAAATGGATGAGCTGCGCCACTTCACCCAGCGGTGTTTTGAGGCGTTCTGGCAGCGCATTAAGCAGTTCTGGACCGGCGAGAAATGGGTTCGGATTACCGACGACGAGCGCAACACGCGCTTTGCCGGAATCAACCAACCCGTCACCTTTGGGCAGATGCTTGGGCAAATGCCGCCGGAACAAGTGCAGCAGGTGGCGATGGAAATGCAGCTTCGCCCGAATGACCCGCGCCTGTCTGCCGTTGTGGACGTGCAGAACGATGTGACGCGGATGCAGGTGGATATTATTCTTGAAGAGGCGCCCGACCGGATTACGCTTGCGGGCGAAACCTTCGAGGCGCTGATGAAATACGGGCAGATCATTCCGCCGGACGTTCTTATCGAGGCTGACCCGACGATGCCCGCCAGCAAGAAAGAGAAATTGCTTGAAATGATGCAGCAGCGACAGCCCGGCCCGCAGGAGCAGGCCGAAATGGCGAAGTCGCAGGCTGAACTTGCGAAGACGCAAGCCGAGATAGTCGAGACCCAGACACAGGCGCAGGAAAACTACGCCGATGCGGTCAAGACTATGCAGGAAGCTCAGTTGGAGCGCCTGCAAGCCGCCGCCGGGCTTTAATCGGGCGCAAGGGTGCCGCCGACCCATAACGGGCGAAATGCCGCCGCCGGGCTAACGGGCGTTTCGTAAACCTCACGAGACGGGGAATCCATGTCTGACCTTGAAAGTGTGATCTCGGGTGAAGAACCCGAAACCGACAAGTCTGTCGAGGCGCAAGAGCCGGAACAGCAAACCAGTGAGCAGCAGCCGGAACAGCAGGAGGCCGAAGCGCAGAGCGCAGAAGCCGAAGGCGCTGAATCCGGTGATGGCGAAGAAGGCAACGAGAACGAGCCAACGGTTCCTCTCGCGGTCTTCAAGTCCATGCGGGACGATCTGAAACAGCAGCTTGACCAGTTCAAGCGGCAGATCGGTCAGCAGCAGAAAGAGCCAGAACCCGAGCCGGTCAAGCCGCCGGACATGTTCGAGAATCCCGAAGCCTATCAGAGCTTCATGCAGAGCCAGATGCAACAAATGATTGCCTCTGCGCGCGCTGACATGAGCCAGGCGATGGTGGAGCAGGAATATGGCAAGGAGGCGGTCAACGAGGCTCTTGACGCGGTGAAGGCGCAACCTGCGCTGGCCCGTCAGTTCATGAATGACGCGCACCCATACGCGAAGCTCATGGAATGGCACCAGTCCCAGAAAGTGGCCCAGGAAATCGGGCCTGACCCTGCTGCTTACCGGGAAAAGCTGGAAAAGGAACTTCGGCAGAAAATCGAGGCAGAAATGGCTGCGAAGCAAGCGCAGGAGATGGCGGGCAAGAAAGCGCCGTCTCTTGCTGGTGTTAACGGCAGCGGCGGAAATACCGACCCCGGTTGGCAAGGGCCAAGCGATCTGAATGCCCTGATCGGGGAATAGGTGCCGCCCATACAGGCAAGGAACCTAAGAAATGGCTGATACTTCGGCTGCATCGGGCCTTACGGTCCAACAGTGGGACGATAAGTTCTTCAAGGAATACTTCCAGGAGAACCGCTTTCGTGCCGAAATGGGCACGTCGCCCAACAACGTGATCCACGTCAAGGAATTTGGCTCTTCCAAAGGGAAGACCATGACCTGGGCGCTGGTCAATCGCCTCACTGGCAGCGGCGTCACCGGCTCTTCCACGCTGGAAGGCAACGAAGAGGCGATGGACAGCCGTGATTTCACGCTGGACATCACCAAGCGCCGGAACGCGGTTCGTGTTTCCGACATCGAAGAGCAGTATTCGGCTATTGGCCTGCGCAACGCGGCCAAGGAGGTGCTGAAAGACTGGGCGATGGAGGACACCCGCGACCGCATCATCGAGCGGATGCACGATGTGCAGGGCGTGGCCTACGGGTCCGCGACCGAGGCGCAGAAGGATGCGTGGCTAGATGACAACACCGACCGGATTCTGTTCGGCGCGGTTCAGTCCAACCTGTCCACGACGTCCCCGGCGGGTGGCGCGACCTACGACCATTCGGCGTCCTTGGCCAACGTGGACAGCACGGACGACAAGTTCAGCACGTCCATTGCGGCTGTGATGAAGCGCATGGCGCTGACGGCTTCGCCCAAGATTCGTCCGATCCGTTCGGACAGCACCGGGCGTCGCTACTTTATCGCTTACTGCCACCCCTACGTTTTCCGCGACCTCAAGTCGGACAGCACCCTGCAAAACGCGCAGCGTGACGTTTCGCTGCGTATGCAGAATGAAAAGCTGTTCAAGGGCGGCGACGTTGAATGGGACGGCATCATCTTCAAGGAAATTGATGATATGCCGGTTCTGTCGGGTGTTGGCGCTTCGTCCATCGACGTGTCTCCGGTGTTCCTCTGCGGTGCCCAGGCGATGGCCTATGGCATCAAGAAGCGGTGGTATACGGCGGAAGAAAAGTTCGACTACGGCGACAAGCACGGGGTTTCGATCAACGAGATCGGCAACTTTGGCAAGTTCACGTTCTCGGACGGTTCGGCCACCAAGGACCACGGCATCGTCACCGGCTACATGAGCTGCGTGGCAGACAGCTAAGATTGGTCGGGCACGGTGAGCATGACGCTGGTTTACCACGCGGACGGTTCGTAATGCGCGCGCGCTTTGTGGGGCCGCACAAGCGGTTTCCCTTGCATGGCTTTACCTTTGTCCGGGGCGAGTTCCGGCCCGCCCCGGACGCATTGAGAGACGAATTGCAGCGGCATCCGTGGTTCGAGGTGGAAGATGACGAAAACGGCACTGGACGTGACGACGGAATCGCTGCGGCTGATCGGGGTAACGGCGGTGGACGAAAGCGCAAGCGCGGACGACCACGCAAGAGCGAAAAATCACCTGGAGGCGATTTACGCGGAACTGGACGAAACGCACGGGCTGGCATTGGAGTGGACAGTGGAGACGGTGCCTGATCGCCTGTGGCAGCACATGGCGGCAGCGGTCGCCGGTTCGATCTGCACGGCCTACGGGAAAGAAGAGTTTTTGCCGCTGCGCCGCGAGGGCATCGCGGGGGTGATGCGTGACGAGTTCGGCGGCGAACCTGACCGCCCCACATCGGCGGTGTTTTACTGATGCCACTGGTTCCCTTTGTCCGGCAATCAAAGACCGACCCCGGATATAGCGGGGAACGGCTGGTCAACTGGTTTCTGCGCCCCGCAGATACGGGCGTGACGAGCGGGGTTCTTGTCGGGCGGTCGGGCCTCGACAGCGAGGCGAGCGGCCTTGGCGGAAAGGTCCGGGCCGCGATCCAGTTCGGTGCAAACGTCATCTTTGTTGCGGGCGGCGCTGTCTGGAGGTTTGACGGGTCAACCGCCACCAATGTCGGAACGGTAACGGACGGCGAGACCTCGATTGCGGCAAGCGGCACGGAAGTCGCTATCGTGGTCGGTGGAGCGTATTACATCTGCGACGGGTCCAGCACCGCGTCCTATTTCACGGGGGCGATTAGCAATCCCGTCGGCGTGACGTTCCAGGATGGCTATTTCGTCGTCATCGGCACCAGCGGCGGGCGCGATGACGGACTGACGGTCAGCGGGCTTGATGACGGAACGACTTTTGATGCGCTGGATTTCGCTTTCGCGGAAAATTCACCGGACGGCCTTGTGGCGGTCATTAGCGACCACGGGGAATTGTGGCTGTTCGGGAACAGGACAACGGAAGTCTGGTATAACTCGGGCAACCCGGATTTTCCGTTCGAGCGCAACGCCGGGGCCTTGATGGAAATGGGCTGCGGCAACGGGCAAACGGTTGCCAAGGAAGATAACAGCGTATTCTGGCTTGGGCATGACAACGTGGTTTACCGGGCTTCCGGGGCCACGCCGCAGGTTATCTCCACGCGAGAAATCGAGGAAGCGATTGCCGGGTCCACGATTGAGGGCGGTTTTACCTTCACGGATCGGGGGCACAAGTTCTATGCGCTGCGCAGAACAGGCGACACGACGCTTTGCTTTGACCTGACCACGGGGCTTTGGTGCGAACGCGCGGCGGGGCTGGATGATAGCCCGTGGCCCTGCACTTGCCGCGCGACGCTTTCGGGCACGGAGTATTTCGGCACCGATGACGGGTATGTGGTGACGCAGAACGCGGCCACCTACACGGACAAGGGCAGCACGTTCCAAAGCGAAGCGGTTTCCGCGCCGGTCATGCAGAACGGCAATTACTTCACCGTCAACAAGATGCATTTGCAGGTGGAAATGGGGCAGGTTGACCGCCCCGACAGCGACCCGCCCGAAATCGTGCTGCAAACATCAAAGGATGGACGCAACTGGTCTTCCGAGAAATGGCGCGAACTTGGCGATCTTGGCGAGTATTTCCGCCGCACGGCTTGGCACGGGCTTGGGGCGTTCCGGCGCTTCCAGGCGCGTATTCGCATCATGGAGCCGGTCAAGCGCGATATTTACGGGGTGAAGTATGAGTAATATCCCCCCGATCCGCCCGCGACAGATAATCGGCCACCAGGACCGCAACGGCGTCCGCATGTCGTCGGCCTTCATGCGCTGGCTGGATGATCTGCGGAACACGCTCAATTCCACCATGTCAGACACGATTTCCATTGCGGCGAACACCCGTTACCCGAGGGCGTCCAGCGCCATTGAAGCGGGTCGCGTGGGCACGGCTTACACCGGCGAAAGCGGAGACAGGGCGACGACGCTTTACACGACCGACGCGGCGGAAATCGCTACAACGGAGTATTCATAAATGGCAAAGCGGAAACTTTATGTCGGCCAGCCCGGCACGTCGTCTGCGGCGGTTTATACCGCGACAAATGTCTACGCGTCCGTTTTCGCGGCAACCATTACGAATGTAAGCGCCGGGGCGGAAACCTTTGACGTGTGGCTGGTCCCGAATGGCGGCAGCGCGACGGACGGTAACAAGGTTTACGACGGGGTTTCCGTGGCGTCTGGCGAAACGCTTGGACTGCAATTCCTTATCAACCAGACGCTTGAGCCGGGTGGGTCCATCCACATGGCGGCATCTGCCGGGTCGGCGTTGACCGTTCACATCAGCGGGGACGTGGTGACGTCGTGAAAATAACGGTTGAGCAGGCGCGGGATTTTTTCAGGCATCCGTCTCAGCAATTGGGGGGCATCAAGCCGGAATATCTGCCCGAAGAAGGGTTTGAGTATTGGGCGGAAGGCCCCGTGTGTGGCGTCTTCCACAAAATGCCCTGGCCGGGCGTGTGGGGGGCACATTACGGCGTTGACCCGGCTGGATGGGGAAGGCTTCTCGCCCCGGCGAAATCAGTTCTGCGTCAGTTTTGGGATGCCCATGACTGTTCGCGGATCATCGGGTGGACCCCGAAGAGTAATCGCCGCGCAGTAGCTTTCGCGCGCCGCCTGGGCTTCGTCGTGGACGGTGAAATGCCCGCAGGTGATGAAATTGTCGTAATGCAAGGATGGACACCATGATCGGTGCAGCTGTTGGATCAGTTGTTGGTGGTCTAGCGCAGGCATCTGCCGCAAAATCGGCGGGCAACGCGCAGGCCGACGCGGCAGAAGAGGCCAATCAGACCCAGCGGTATATCTACGATCGGAACGTGGAACTGTCCGCCCCGTGGCGTGATGCCGGGCAGAACGCGCTGATGGCGCTGCAATACGAGTTGGGCGGCGAACGCCCGACCTTTGGCGGCACGGAATACCGAGGCTTTAAGGCAAGCCCCGGCTACCAGTTCCGGCTGGACGAGGGCAATAAGGCCATTGAGCGGATGGCGGCGGCGCGTGGGCTGCGGCTGTCCAGCGGCACCCTGAAAGACGCGGCGCGGTTCAACCAGGGCGAGGCATCGCAGGAATACGGGAATTACTACAACCGCCTTGCAAGCCTTGCGGGCACCGGGCAGACGGCGGTGCAGAACACCCAGCGCCTTGGGCAGAATTACGCCAGCAATGTCGGCGCAAACCTGCGGGCGGCAGGGCAGGCGCGGGCTTCCGGCTATCAGGGCATGGCCAACGCCTTCGGCGGCACGATTAACAGCCTTGGCGGGATTGCCGGGGCGGCGTCTTCGGGCATGTATGGCCCCAACCCCGGCTTTGGGATCACGCCGTCGCCCGCTGGCCTGCAGGCATGGGGGTGGAGCTGATGAACATGCTAATCGCTGACCCGAACAGTTCCTTTATGAACGCCTATGGGCGCGGTCTGGAAATGGGGCGCGGCGTTCAGCAGATGAACCGTCAAAACCAGCTTTTCGACGTATACCGGGAACACGGTCAGGGCATCATGCAGGGCGACCAGAACGCGCTCAATGCCTTGGCCCAGGTTGACCCGGTGCAGGCGTTTGAAATTCGTGGCAGCGCGGAAGCGAACCGGCGGTCGGCGGCGATCGATAGCGCCAAGCTGGATCAAATTCGGCAAGAAACCCGTCTTGCGGCGGCGAAGGAAGCCGAACGGCTGTCGGAGGCAGAAAGGGAACGCGAGGCCCGCGAGACGGCCCGCGCCGTGTCGATGGCCCGCGCGGCTTACGAGCGGGGCGAAAGGGCATTTGGCGAGTTTGTCATGCAGAACGTCAACGCCATTCGGGAAGCGGGCATTGACCCCAATCAAGTCACTTACGAAAGCTGGCCGCAGTTTGAAGCGGGTTTGATCGGCGCGACCGAAGGGCTTTCGGAGGGCTTGAGTTCCGCGCGCGGTCAGCAGCCGGAATACAAGGTTGTTGGTGGCCGCCTTGTAGCGATGGGCCAAGGCGGCGTGCAGGACGTTACGCCGTGGGAAGCTGGCGGCGAAGGGTATCGTCAGGTGCGAGGCTCCGATCTCGGCATGACTGGCGAAAACGCTGAACGCCTGTTCAATATCGGGCCGGATGGCAAGGTGACGGGCATTGGCGGCGCAGGGACCAATGTGACGGTGAATACCGGCGCTGAGTCTAGCCAGTGGGGCGAGCCGCCGAAAGATATGGTTTGGCTCCGGGACGAGCAGGGCAACGTCGTTACTGAGCCAACGCCTGATGGTCGCGGGGTGCGCCCCGTTGCCGTTCCGATAGCGGGCAGCGGGCCGGATCGTGACAGACGAGAAGCCGAAGAAAGCGCAGAAGCCAAGGAAAAAATGACGCGGCGTTACGCTGACGTTGTTTTAGAGGACATTGGCCGAGTTCTTGATGCTGTGGAGAATGACGGCGTGCTCCCTGTCACGGGGGTCGGTTCAGTGCTTTCCAATGTGCCGGGCACAAGGGCGCGCGACGTGGCCGCAACACTGGACACAATCCGCGCCAATGTCGGTTTTGATCGCCTGCAACAAATGCGCGATGCGTCTCCGACTGGCGGTGCGTTGGGGCAGGTCACCGAGCTGGAAAACAGGCTCCTGCAATCGACGCTCGGCAATCTGGAGCAAAGCCAGTCTGAAGAGCAATTCGTCAACAACCTTCGCCGCCTTGAGAAAATCTACCTCGATATTATTCACGGCGAGGGGAATTGGGAAAACGACAATGGCACCATCGTGGTTAGCGACGGTGAATTTCCCAAAGACATTCCCAGCGATGACGTTCGCAATCTTTCCGATGAACAGTTGCTGCGGCGGCTGCAAGGGGGAAGCTGATGGATATTGATGCCCTTCTGGAAGCGGAAAGACGTGGCATTTTGCCGGAAGACAAGAAGCCTCTGCTAGCAGAGGCGCGCCGCCGTGGTCTTGTTGGCAATGAACCGCAGCGCAACTCAGACGGCACCTATGGCGAAGTGCCGGAGGGTATGATTTTTGACCCCCGCACCCAGCGTTACGTTGATGTGGGCGCTATGGCGGATCATGGCATGACACGCGGCAAGGCGGCGGCGGCTGGCGCAGGTCAGGGCGTTTCTTTCGGCTTCATGGACGAAGCCGTTTCCGGGCTTTATGGCGTATCGCGTGCGCTTCGAGGGGAAGACTACGGCGATAGCTACGATTACGCGCTTGAACGCAGGCGCGCAGAAATTGATGCTGCGCGGGAACAATACCCGGCCACCACGATGGTTTCAGAAATCGGCGGCGCCGTTGTCGCCCCCGGTGCAGCAGCCAAGGGTGCAGCGTCAATCCTGGGCAGCGCCGGGCGCGGCGCTATGTCGGGGGGTATCGGTGGCGCGCTATATGGCTTTGGCCAGAGCGAAGGCGGGGTGGAAAATCGCGTCGAAGGCGCGCGCAACGTCGGCACAATCGGTGCGCTTGTTGGCGGTGCAGCGGGCGCTGCAATCCCGGCGGCAGCCCGCGCATCTCAAAAGGCGGCTTCACGTAGAGCGGCACAATCTGCCACTCGCACAGCCCCATCCACGGACGATTTGGCGCGGCAGGGCGATGAAGTATATCGTAGTCTTGACGCCAGAAATGTTCGCATTCGCCCTGACAGCTTCGAGGGGCTTGCGCAGCGCGTGCGCGGTGTCTTGGACGGGGAAGGCGCAACAGCCGCACCCGGTCTGTCCAAGACTGCCAACAGCGCCCTTCGCGCCATCGAAAACCGCGTAAAGAATGGCGGCTCCCTTACCTTGAAGCAGTTGGATTCCATCCGCCGGATTACAAACAATATCCCCCGTGATGCGTCTGACGATGCGATCCGCCATGCCCGGTTGGTCCGCAACGAAATTGACGATTTCGTTTACAACCTAGTGGACGGAGATTTGATGTCTGGCCGGGCCGACAATTTGGGCGCAGAAATCAAGCGGGCGCGTGACTTGTGGAAGCGGATGAAGCAAAGCGGCACCATCCAGGAAGCAATCGAGCGCGCTCAAGATGCGGCCAGCGGTTTTGAAAATGGGCTTCGCGTTGAATTTCGGAAGTTGCTGAAAGACAAAGCGCTTATGAAGACACTGCCGGACGAGGCGGTGCAGGCGATCCGTGAGGTTACGCAGGGGACCGCTCTTGGCAATACACTCAAGAAAGTGAGCCGGATCGGGTTTGGTCTTGGTCAGCAGGGTAGCAGCCTTACGGGAATGTTGGCCTCTGGTGCGGGTGCTGGTGCCGGTGGTGCCGTTGGCGGGCCGCTTGGGGCCGTCGTGGGCGCTACGGCTCCCGCCGTGGTCGGGCGCGCGGCATCGAAGGGGGCGGAACGTGCCACCCTTAATGCGGCGAACCGTGCGGCGGGC